GCAACTAAAGTAGCGATGGAACAATTAGACCTTTAAGGCCTGACCCCGTCATTTATAACTTCATAATCCTTAACAGGACGGAGACCTAAGATATGAGTAATATAGTAGTGGATGCACCAGCACCCGAAGCAGTAGTAACAGAGCCAACAACAAACGTAACAGTAGAAGATATTCAAGGAGCAGCAGAGGCAATGAATAATGCCGAACCTGTAACTGAGGAATATCAAGTCCCTGATAAGTTTGCTGGTAAGAGTACAGAAGAAATCATCGGTAGTTATCAGAACCTCGAAAAGGAAATGGGACGTAAGTCTCAGGAAGTTGGAGAGTTAAGAAAGTTATCAGATAGTTTCCTTCAAGCGGAGGTAGCACGACAGCACAATCCACAAGATAATTCCTCGGTAACACAAGAGGACCAAGGTGTAGACTTTTTCGAAGACCCCAACGCAGCGGTAAATCAAGCGATTGAGAATCACCCTAAGTTCCAAGAGTTCCAAGAGTTCCAAGCACAGCAGGTTCAAACTGCAGCTAAGGCACACTTAGAACAGACCCACCCAGACTTTGGTGACGTAGTACAAGATGCTAAGTTCCAAGACTGGATAAAAGGTTCACCTATTCGTATGCAACTGTTTCAAGCAGCGGATTCTTATAACTATGATGCAGCTAATGAGCTACTTAGTAACTGGAAAGACCGTTCTATGGTCTCAAAGACACAGGAAGTAACTCAACAGCAGACAGCAGAGCGAGAGTCTAAACTTAAAGCAGCCACTACAGAATCAAGGTCAGCCAGTGGTTCAACAAGTGGAGGAAAGTCGTTCAGAAGAGCAGACTTAATTCGCTTGAAAATGGAAAACCCTGACAAATATGATTCACTTCAAAGTGAAATCTTTGCAGCTTATGCAGATGGAAGGGTAACTTAATGCTATTAATCTAAAGGAGAATATAAAATGGCAAATATGACAGTAACAACGGCAGCTAACTTCATCCCAGAAATCTGGTCTGATGAGGTAATCGCTACTTATAAAGGTAACTTAGTTGCCGCAAACCTAGTACGTAACTTAAGCCACGCAGGTAAGAAAGGTGATACAATTCACATTCCTACTCCAGGCCGTAACGCAGCTAATGCCAAAGTTAAAGATACAGAAGTAACTTACAACACAGATACTGCAGGTATCAAAGACATCGTAATTGACCAGCACTTTGAATGGACAACTCGTATTGAAGACATCGCTGATTTACAAGCGATGAACTCTATGCGTAAGTTCTACACTGATGATGCTGGTTATGCTCTAGCTCAGAATGTTGATTCTAAAATCATCACTGACTTAGATGGTGCCTCTGCACTAACTGGTGGTAACTCAGTAATCACTGGTGTAACTAACTGGGATACTTCATTACTTGCGGCTATCGAAGTATTGAACGATGGTAATACTCCAGTAGATGGTCGTGCGTTAATCGTGACTCCATCTTGTATGACTGCACTAATGTCTACTGACCGCTTCACGGAGCAACAGTTCATTGGTGATGGTAATGCAATCAAGACTGGTAAGATTGGTTCTATCTACGGTGTACCTGTATATATGTCTACGCAAGTGGGCACAGGTGCAACAGAGAAGGCTTTCTTATTCCAGAAGGATGCACACGTATTGGCTACACAACAGTCTATCCGTACGCAGACTCAGTACAAGCAAGAGTTCTTAGCTGACCTATTCACTGCTGATACAGTATATGGTTCTAAGGTTGTTCGTCCTGGTTCAATCCAAGAATTAACTTCGTAGTAAGTTGATTTAACTCTAGCCCTTCTTAAGTGAGGGGCTTTTGTTAAGTTTACTTTAAGGAGGTGATTCATAATGAAGTTATCTAAAAAGAAAAGATTAGCACTAGCGGTTAAAGCTATGAGAAGGAGAATGAACTAATGTCGATTGATAGAGGTCACGGAATTGCAACATCATCAGTCTTAGCAGATAGCTATGACTTAGATGGAATTATCGCTAAGTATGAGCAGTTTGCAGATACTTACTTAGGACACAAGGCAGTAGAGCCAACTACAGATGATGATGGTGATGCCCTTATCGTAGGCGCTCTATACTTCAATACTGTAGATAATGAGCTTAGAGTATATGATGGTACTGATTGGCAGGCTGTATATGCTGGTGCGCTTAAGGTAAATAACTTTACTGGTGATGGTACTACTGTAGCATTTACTATGTCTACTGCTCCTAATAATGAGAATAGTACACAGGTATATATCGATGGTGTATATCAACAGAAGGATACTTACACTACCGTAGGTGCTGTTCTTACATTCTCTGAAGCTCCTCCAACAAGTGCTGGTATCGAAGTAATGATTATCTCTTCTTTTGAGGTAAGCACTGCAGATGCTCAAAACGTAACTTACAATCAAGGCGGTACAGGTGCTTCTAGTAGAACAGTAGAGAACAAGCTACAAGAGTCAGTATCAGTTAAAGACTTTGGTGCTGTAGGTGATGGTGTTACAGATGATACTGCTGCTATTCAGGCTGCTTTGGATACAGGAGCTACTGTTTATATCCCAGATGGAAATTACCTATGCTCTAACTTGTCCATAACCACTAATCAACAGGCTTTATCTACGGTGTATGCCACATTGACTAAAAATGCTAATGGTCCTTTATTGTCAGTTACTGCAGACGATGTAACCATTCAAAATGTTAGGTTTTACGGTGTAGGTACTACATATACAGGTGATAATATAAGCGCAACAGGCGATAGATTCACATTGGATATGTGTGGTTCAAGAGATGCTGCGGGTAGGGCGTTAAAATCCACAGGTAATAGATTGGTTGTTACAGGCACAAACGATTTATTCCACACTCTTGATGCCACAGCTACAGGCTATGATATTGAAGTTGGTGTATCAGGGACAGCTACACTATATCACCATTTAAATGACGTGTACTCCTCTCAAAGTACGGGAGGCATCCTTTTGATAGATACAGGTTCTGCTTCTATTATCGGGGGTCAGTTTGGAAAACTGTCTATAACTAGTGGAACTTCGCCTGCTGGTGTCAATGGTGGAAAAACGATTGGTGCTAGAATATTAGGCGCTGTATCAGTTAGTTTATCAAGCGCTATGTTTGTAGCGAACCAGTTTGGTGCGAGTGCTAATATAACCTTTGAAAGTGGTACTAGTCAATGTTCTTTGGATATTTCTAATTCAGTGAGCGGTGTTATTGTTAATAATGGTAATGCTAATAACACGATTGTAAGAGAGTCATCTACTGGGTCAAGGAACATTATCAAATATGGAGATGATACATCTAACGCAACTCTCACTATAACTCCTGATAGTGGAGGCGAAATTGAAGTCGCTGGAAACTTTTTTATACCTAATAATAAAGCCATCAAAGGATATAAAAATGATGGAACAACTGCACTAACACTACTATCTATATCAAGCGGTAATGATATTCGTTTGGGTGCTAACAGCGGTGCGAGCGACTATACTTCAGTAGTTAGTGGTGGTGGTGGCGTTTACTTTAGTGTTTCAGGCTCTTCTATCGTTCAGGTTGCTTCAGGGTCTATGCGACCACAAGTGGACGGTGCTACAAATCTTGGTACTTCGAGTCAAAGATGGGCTACAGTCTATGCTACAACAGGCACTATCAATACCTCAGATGCTAATGAGAAACAACAGGTAGAGGATTTATCAGATGCTGAGAATACTGTAGCTTCAGCATTAAAGGGAATGATTAAAAAGTTTAAGTTTAATGATGCTGTAGAAGCTAAAGGTGCTGGTGCGAGGATTCACGTAGGTATTATTGCTCAAGACGTACAACAAGCATTTGTAGATGCTGGACTTAACCCTAACGATTATGGTGTATTTTGTTCAGATACTTGGTGGGTAGATTCAGAAGGCACTATCTATGATGAAGCTGAAGAAGGCAGGACAGAAAAGACAAGATTAGGTGTACGCTACGAAGAGCTATTTGCCTTCATTATTTCAGCATTATAGGAGAATAGAATGTATAACAACGGAAACTCAAGTAAGAACGTAACAGGATCATCAGTAGTTGATGGCACTTTAGAGAACGCAGACTACGCAGATGACGGCATATCAGGTGATAAGATTGATGCTGGTATTATTTCAAACTTTCAATCTACTGGTATTGATGACAATGCTACGAGTACAGCTATTACTATTGATGCTAGTGAGAATGTAGGTATTGGTAATGCTAGCCCTTCTTACGATTTAGATATTTCAGCGGCTTCAGGCAATGTTGAACAAAGACTTTATCGTGCTGCCAATGTAAAGTCATCCACACACTATCAAAATAGTGTCCAACATTGGGAAGTTGGTAACTCCGTCAATGTAAATAATACCTTTGGTATTAAAGATGTAACTGCTAGTCGAGCGGTACTTAACATTACTGGTAGTAGAGTATTAATAGGCTGTACAGCAAACCCGAGTGCTTCCGTACCTGGTATAGGAATGAGTGGTTCAAACAATGGTCAAATGTCCTCTGCTGATACTACTGGTCCTTACAACCATATGCTTTACTACAATGCAAACGGTCTAATTGGTAACATTAATACCAGTGGTTCTACTACATCATTTGTGACATCATCAGACTACAGATTAAAAGAAAACGTAGTTCCGATGGCTGGTTCTATCGACAGATTAAAGGCATTGAAACCAAGTAGATTTAACTTCATCAAAGACCCATTGAAAACAGTTGATGGTTTCCTTGCACACGAAGCTGGTGCAGTAGTTCCAGAATGTTCGTTCGGTGAGAAAGACGGTATGATGGATGAGGAGTATGAGGTGACACCTGCTGTAATGGATGGTGATACTGTCGTAACTGAAGCTGTTATGGGTACTCGTAGCGTTCCAGACTATCAAGGAATCGACCAGGCTAAACTTGTACCACTATTAGTAGCCTCGTTACAAGAAGCAATAGCAAGAATTGAAACATTGGAGAATAACTAATGGCTTTAACTAAAGTACACACAAGAATGATTGAAGGGGATTCTGTTTCTGTAAAAGATTATGGGGCAACAGGTGATGGTGTAACAGATGATGTTGTAGCTATTCAAGCAGCTATGGACAGTGGTGCTTCTGATATTTATTTTCCAAACGGAACATATCTAGTAAGTACGCCTTTATATGCTAAATCAGCACATACTCAAAACCTTACGATTCGAGGCGAGGGCAGGACCAATACCTATATCGCCCCAATGGCAGTTGATATATCAGATGCTACAGTAAATATTAATGCTATCTTTATTAATCAACATAACAACGGTAAACTATCGTTCTCTAACATTCGTTTCTGGAGTGGTGTTGGTTTTACTGGCAATGCTATTTATGCTAAAGAAGGTGGTGGTGATGATGGTAGTTGTCAAGCAGTGTTTTCTGGCTCTATTCAAGATTGCTGGTTTAGTCTTGCTAATACAAACGGTGGTTATTTCAAGGGCGCATTGAACAATTACTTTGTTACCAATAATGTCTTTGAAGGTGCTAAGTCTTGTTTTATTCTTAAAGGTATCGGTAATGCTGATATTCACTTTAAGAGCAATACAGTGTATAACTGTTATGACCAATTCATTGACGCTTCACAAGACACTAACGCAAAGAACCACATAACTATAGCTGGTATTCACCAATATGGCACATTTAGAGGCTCATTGATTAAAGCAGATAATGCAAATCAGTGGAATATATCAGATATTAATGTGCAAGCAGATAATGCTTCTGCAACCGATATTGGTTTATTTGATTTCAAAGACTCAGACCACATTAATGTTAATAACTTTATTATAAAAAGCGCTAGTAGTGGAACTATTGCCAATGCGATTATATTAGAAGGTACGACTGCTAAATTCTCTAATGGGTTTATTTCAGGTGCTGCGGAGGGTATTCAGTTAAAAGGTACAGCTATAGTAAATCTTACTTTTAGTTCGGTAACTATTAAAGATTCTACAACACACGCTTTCTGTAACCACGAAGATTTAACAGCTGGTGATATATATATTAATAACTGTGATTGGTCAAATTCAGAAGGAAGCTCGTATGTAGATACTGTGGCAGGGGCATATAATTTAACTATTAATAATAGTAGATTCTTAAACGCTGGTTATCCTAGTGGGAGTGCTGGAAACAGAACATTAGCATTATCTACATCAGGTAATGTTAATTTATACAACTGTGAGATAGGTAGAGACGATGCCACAGCAGCAGCATCATATTATATAAACGCCAATGGCTCAGGTGACTTAGTATTAACAAATTGTAGATACACAAGTATGGCAGCACCAATAGGGAACACTTTGGGTACACAAGATGTTTTATACGCAGGTGGTATTGGAGAGCTATACAGACAATATTACGCTACAGCCGCACCAACATCAGGAACTTGGAACAAGGGCGATTCAGTAATGAACGGAAACCCTTCCGCAGGTGGTACAGCTGGGTGGATTTGCGTAACAGCAGGAACACCAGGAACTTGGAAAACATTCGGAACAATTTCAGCATAACAGGAGTAACAAATGAAGGCTTTCAAACAAAAAATAGGCGCACACACAAGAGGGACTAAGTAATGAACGAGATTTTAATAAGAAGAGATGACTACCGCTCACCTACAGGTGCTATCAATGCATCAGATACATACTATGCAGGTGAACTAGCGGCTACAACTAATCAATCAGTAACAGTTCCTACAGGAGCAGGTGTAGTAGTCTTCAGTGCTAACGGTGACTTCTATGTACGTTATGATGGTAGTGCAGCAGTAGTACCTACAGGTGCAATCAATGCAGACACAGTGGATTTAAACCCAGGGACTAGAACTCTATCAGGTGTGACAGCATTGAACATCATTGCACCAGCGACCACTAAGATTACTCTAGCTTTCTACAAGTAATTGTGGAACAAAGATTAGACAGACTAGAGCAGGCATCAGCCCGTCACGATGAGCAGATAGCTAAGCTATTCGCACAGATGGGTGATATGAATGTACACCTAACTGCTATTCAGGATACCCTCAATCAGATAAAGTATATTGCAGTCGGTATGATTGTGTACTTCACTCTACAAGAGTTTGGATTCTTTGCTGCCTTTAAGGTGGCTAGTAAAGGAGTTGCTTAGTGATACGATTAGGAGGCACAAATGATACGATTAACAACACTATTCATATCACTGATGTTACTGACTAGCTGTGCTTCCTTAGACCTACGAAACCTAGGTAAAACAACCGTCTCTACAGGGACAGCTTATCTATTAGGTGGTCCTATTGCTGGAGTTACTGTTGGTCTTACTGCTATGGCATATGATGAACTAGTGCCTGACAGTCCTGAGGTTGCCGATATAGAGACGAAAGAACAAGCAGTGGCATACGTAGCAGAGGCGTGGAGTAAAGACATCTTATATGGCTTCCTAGCATTTCTACTAATCACTAACATTGTAGTACCTTGGCTCACTAGAAGACAAGGGTACGCTAAAGCTAAAAATAAATACAAGTCTACTGTTGACAACAATCAAGTTGGCACTTGACAAATAGAGACAAATGTGGTATAATATATACATATAGGAAGGATTATAGATGACGTATAGAGAGATTATTAATTCAGTCTTAAGAAGACTAAGAGAAGACACTATCCCTGCCGACTGGTCAGGAGACTTGTATGATTCAAATACTGTTACTGATTACCAAAAGTTAATCGGTGAGTTGGTTAATGATACTAAGAAGAATGTAGAGTCTTATCATAGCTGGAATGCTCTTAGAGAGTCTTTCAATGTTACGACTAAGAGTGGTAATATGCAGTACACTTTAGGTGATGCCTTACGTGGTGCTGGTGTTTCCTTCACAGTCTTAGATGTAATCAATCAGACCACAGGTACTGTCTTAAAGCAAGTGCCTAATGAGTGGATGAATCAACAAGTATTCCCTCTATCTTCTATCGCTTCAGGTGAGCCTACTAGTTATGCCTTCAATGGTATCTCACAAGCAAGCTCTTCGAGAGAACCTGATTTCAATATTGACTTCTATCCTGTACCTGATGCTACTCAAGTTATCTCAGTGAATGTGGTAGGCGCACAGACAGAATTAAAAGAAGCATCACAAGTATTAAGAGTTCCTTCTCAGCCTGTTGTATTAGGTGCTTGGGCTAGAGCTGTAGCTGAACGTGGTGAAGATGGTGGTACTATTTCTAGTGCTATCTCTGCTGAAGCTAGAGATTCCCTGAGCCTTGCAGTTCAATTAGATGCTGGTAATATGGAGTATGAAAGAGATTGGGTGGTAACCTAGATGCTTAACGCACAGACAATTGGCTCAGTAGCATTAGATACCATCGGTATCAATGGTCTAGATACACAGACTACAGCTACTGCTCTAGATAATACTTGGTTCACTAAAGCTGATAATATTACTTATACAGCTGGTGGTAAGGTTACTTTCCGTAAGGGTCTCAAGCAAGGCACGCTGAGTGCAGGTGCTAAAGTAGGCTCTATTGTAGAGCATAAGAATGCCAACGAGACTAAACAGTTCTGTAGTTATGGTGGTTGCCAATCTGAGTTAGATTTAACTGATAGAGATAATGCTTTCATTAATACCTATGCCCCAGCAGGAGTCACTACTTCAGATTGGCAGTGGCAGAACTTTAATAATAAGTTACTAGGAGTACAGGATGGAGGCATTAAGCCTATCATCTTTGATGGTACTGATTGGGAATACTTAGAAAATGTGGTGGATACTACAGCTACAGGAACTACAGTTAATGCTGGTTCTTTTGTTGTAGGTACTAGATATGAAATTAAGACAGTAGGTACTACAGACTTCACTTTGATTGGTGCTGCTAGTAATACAGTAGGCTTATGCTTTACTGCTACTGGCTCTGGCACTGGCTCTGGTGATGCTTGGGAAGGTGGTGTATTCCCTGAAGGTCTCACTACCTTTGACCCTAGCTGTGCATTAGGCTACTATGGTAGACTATGGGTAGGTGGCATTACAGAAGAGAATGATATTGTTCACTACTCAGCACTCTTAGATGAGTCTCAGTGGTGGCACTCTACTTCAACTACAGATGCTGGTTATATTGATTTAAAGACAGTATGGGGTAAAGACGAGATTGTAGCTATCTATCCTTTCGGTGGTAAGTTAGTTATCTTCGGTAGAGAGAACATCATCCTATATAACACAGCTTCTAACACAGCCTTAATGGCTTTAGATGAAGTGGTTGAAGGTATTGGGTGTGTCTCAAGAGACTCTATTCAAGTAGTTGCTGATGATATTATATTCTTATCGGACACTGGCTTACGTTCATTAACTAGAACAGCTACCTTTGATAAGCTACCTCTAAAGGAATTATCTCCTACTATTAAAGATGAGTTAATCTCTAACATTAAAGATAGTACGAATGTTAAGTCTACTTATATGTTTGATGAAGGGTTATACCTATTATCATTCGTAGATAAGAATGTAACTTATGTGTTTGATTTAACATACACTTCTACTAAAGAGAGTCCTGTGCTCACAGAGTCACCTAGAGTTACTAAGTGGCACTGGGCTGATGACAGACACCCAGCTTCTATGTCTTATACTGCAGAGTATGGCTTATTAGTAGGACAACAGTCAGGTAGAGTAGCTACTTATGAAGGTTACTGGGATGTAGATTACTCAGGTTCTGCAGTACATACTTATAATCCTTATACAGGTAGTCTATCTACAGTATGGATTGACTTAGGTCAGGGTGTTCAAGCTTCTATTCTTAAGAGATTAATCTTAGTAGTATCAGGAGGTCAAGGCACTGATGTAGGACTTAGAGTATATAAGGACTTTGAACAAGTACCTAATATCTCACCTACATTTAAACTTAACCCTACATTATCAGGAATATCTTATCTGTTTGGAGGAGCTACTTCATTGTTTAGGGATAAAACTCTACCTATTACTGATAAGACTAAGTATGCTCCTATCCACGGATTTAAAGAACACTCTGTACCTCTAGCAGGTGCAGCTAAATACTTAAGATTAGAGATGGATGGAGTGACTCAAGGCTATAAAGCTTCTCTTCAATCATTATCACTATTATATAAACAAGGAAAGATACGATGAGTAATTATACTATTGCAGTAGACTGGGCAGGTAAGGATGCTCTATTAGATACAGACCATAATAAGGTCATTTCAGGTACAGACTTTGATACTGAGTTCACCACAGCTAGAACAGCTATTAACTCTAAGGCAGATGTTAATGGTGATTCAGGTGAGAACTTTGTAGCTAACTTACTGACAGCTACTACAGCTACAGTAGGTGGTGAGGAAGTAGTTACATTAGATACTCCACAGACATTCACTAAGGCACACCCTACAGCCTCTGAAGCTATTACTTTATCTACACCACAGGTTGCTAACCTATTAAATGCTAATGTATTTGATGTTAGTGTACAAGCAGATGATAAGGCTCTTACAGTCTCTAATCAGTCTTCAGGTGTAGAGGTTAGTTTCATCATTAAGAATACAGGAGCTTATGACGTAGCCTTTGGTTCTGAATTTAAGTTTGTAGGTGGTGAGCCTACTATCACTTCAGGTGCTGGTAAGTTTGACCTGATTAGATGTGTCTCAGATGGTACTTATTTATATTGTACTAT